AGACTGCCTTGCCCGATCTGGCAGATATATGTGAAGGATTTTGTCTGCCGGGACGCGGGTTCTGCGTGTGGTTCTGTGCGTGGAATATTCCTGATCGCCGGGGTGGGCTGACATTAGGTGATAAGCGACCGGGCGGTGATACTGATCCATCTCAACGCCCATGCGGATCTGATTTCCGTTTTTCAAATCTTCGTTGTGCAATTCATCCAGCAAATCAGGCTCAAGAAACTCTATCGCAAAGCGTTCTTGGTTGTTGCGATAATTTACTAGCCGCACCAATACCTCGCCATCACGCGCTAGATTTTCAATTGCAAAACGCTGGGCATCGACCCACGAATAACGCCCGTCAACCGTGCAATTCCCTTTGCGCCCCCAAACCTTGAAGGCGTTTTCAATAATAGTGTTCCCCGGCGCATCAAAGCTGTTGTCGCTGTTCTTTGCCTTTACTTGAACGCGGATGCCCTGCTCGCCAATAACGTTCACCTTCATCAGCGTTAAAAAGCGCCGCGCATATTCATCGTTGCGAGCAAGATCCCGGCAGCGATAACGGATAGATTGCAACGCTTGTTTTATTTCCGCATCGGGCGATCTGCTTGAAGCCGTAAAATCTGCGAAAAGCCGACCCGTTTGGGCGGCTTTATAAGAGCGTCTTGATTTGACCTTTTTATCTCTTTTGAAGAAATCGAAAACGCCCATCTTTAAAACCTCGCCACTATTGTCGCGCCTGTCGGCTTGCCACGCTTGCGGCGCTCTTTACGTTTTTCTCTTGCGACTTCGGAAGCGTAATAATCGCGCCAGCGCAAAAGATCATCGATAGTTAGCTTAACAAGCGAGCGACCTTGAATAGAATAATTTGAAACATCATTGTCAGCCCGGTTTTCTAAGAGGCTCTGGATCTTATCAACCATGATTTCCGCATGGCTTCGCGGATCAACACCGCTTGCATCAATATCAGTTCCAACGTCCCAATGCCCCTGATCGATTACGATCCGCGAGCTATCGCTGTCGCGCACAATCTCCAGATGCCAATGATGATGACCCGCGTCAAAAGACGCTGATGTTGCGCTTGCTATTGTAAAAAGAAAGTCTGTCCCGCTTGCGGTCCCCACAACTTGGAACTCATGGTTCCCGCCGCCCTGCGCCATTCGGCTTATATAAGTCGCGGTATAAGTGTCATTAGGATAATCGGAATGAAGGTCGCTCCGCTTCCACTGCACAAAATCGCCAATGACAAACTCATCGGGTTCCGTTTCTGGTGCGTTTGCGGCATCAAACAAGTTTGCCATTTATTATCTCCAAGAGTTCGCAAAACCGCCCTGATTTCTAATCGGTCTTTGCCTCGACCTTTTGAATTGCGGTTTTTCCTCTTTTACGTCAGGCTCCTTGGTTTGTTCTTCTGCCGCCTTTTGAGCAAACCTATTCGCTAGACTATTAACATTCAGGTTCAAAATAGCAAGAGCGGCGATAGCATACACCCTGCAATCAAGAGCCTCGTTCCGGGGTCGGGTTTGCACCCATTCTTTCCGCTTGTAACCCTTCCTATATCTAGTCACCAACTTTTCAGCCGTTAGCTGGGCGAAATATTCGTCCGATCTTCCTATCGGAAAATGGCAATAACCCGGCCCCGGCTCCGTAATTCTTAACCTAGAATACACTAAATCTTTAATTCCATCTACACCCACTGGAAACAGTCTAACAGATTGCCGATTATTTTTCGACGGTTTTCCTACATGCGGTCGCCCTTCGCCGCCCACACCCTTAATCGCAAAGATCCTCTGGCCCTCACGCGGCTTTACAAAAGTATAAGTTGCGTTTGTGTGATGGCCCCCGGAGTCAATGCAAGCGCATCTAACCGGAAGCTCAACGCCTCGCGGGTGATCCCACGTTTCGCGCAGTGCCGTGTCCAGCAATCCCCAGACTTGCGGCGATGACGGATCGCCGTAAAGTATTTTATAATCTAAGCTATAAGTTTCCCCGTCCCGGCCATGCCCCAGATATTCAACTTCAAGCCGATCATCTTGAACGTCCACGCCAGCGGTTATCAAAACCACTTCTTCCGGGAGCATGTTTGGGTCAAAGCTTTCGCGCCCGTGGATGGTTTCTTCTGTAACCCCCTCGCCATCTTCTTCCCAGCTTTGCCCCAGATAGGTGTTTATCCACGTTTTAAGGCGCATTGGGTCGGCTTTTGATTGCAGAAATTCTTGCGCCGCCTGTGCTAATGGCGTCCACGGCGAGTAAAGACCGCTTAAATGAAAGCCAATCGTCCCGGTAAACGGCGCGGAAGCCTTCCATTTTCCCCGTTTAACCGCGTTATATCGCGCCGCATCATCCCAAAAAGACCCGCAATGCTCGCAAACATAGCCAGCTGTTTCGGGCTGATCCTTTTGCCATTGGACGTTTTTCCAATCTAAAATCTGATATTCCCCGCAATCCCGGCAGGGAACGTGATACTTTCGCTGGTCGCTTTCCAGAAATGCTTGCTCGATTCGGCTTTCATCTTTGTTTGTCGGGGTAGAAACCATAATTATTTTGCGGTTCCAGAAGGTCGCGCTACGCCGGGTAGCAAGCTGGACGGGATCACCTTCAGCACCAGCCGATAAAGGATAGCGATCAACTTCGTCCATAAGAACAATTCTAATCGGGCGGCTGGCTAAACCAGCGGCAGAGTTCGCGCCAACTATAGAAAGATGCCCATTCGGGAAAACCTTATGCAGCATTGTGTTTCCACTGTCGCGGGTTCTACTGTCTGCAATTAAGCCAGATAAAGAATCCGTGTCGCGGATCATTGGCGCAAGGCGCTCTTGCGACCAGGATTTAGCCATTTCCAGCGTAGGCTGAACCACCAAAACAGGCGCGGCGTCTTGGCTGATGTGATAAGCGCAAATATTATTTACAATTTCGGTTTTGCCAATTTGCGAGGAAGTCATAAAAACAACAGTTTCTGCTCGCGGATCGCTAACAGCATCCATCATGCCCCGCTGATATTCAGCGCGAGCCGTTGACCATTTTCCCGGCTCCGCTGATGCTTCCGGGGATAATCGCCTAAATTCATCAGCCCATTCTGAAACCGTTAAATCAGGCGGCGGTGTCGCTACCCTCAGAGCCTTCTTCATCACTGTCGCCAGTGTCGGATGCCCTGACAGGATTAACGACTTCGATCCGCATTTCTGCAAGTTCTGCAAGTGCGTCATTCACCTTATCTTTCAAGATTTGCTTGGCCTCTGCCAAGTTGGTCGCGGCTTGCGTATCTGCCGCCGCATTAGTTGGAATCGCTAAAACCTTCAGCCTCATATTTGAGATAACATCAGACCAAGCCTTTTCCACATCGTCAGCCGGGATAAGCCTGTTTGCCATCTGCTCCCGCTCCATTTCAGCCATGTCAGCTTTGGCTTTAGTTAGCCGCGCCCGGTGGGTCGCGTAATCATCGCCGGTTGGCAAATCGGATCTGATCGCTCTCTGGCGTAGATATTGGATATAACCCCGCACCACCGGGACAAGAGCGTAACGCCCTCGCGCTTCGCGTGGAATAACGCCCTCATTCACTAGCTGGTTCACCCTTTGCGGCGATAGATCCAGCAGCTTGCACATTACATCAAGCGGGAAGGTTTGGTTGTCCTTTGCCATTTATCCCCTGTGAAACCAATTAAAGAAACGCCGCAAAAGATAGCTGCGGCAGATTGAGACAAGTGTAAAAATAGCAGCAATCGACAAATTTTGCGACATATTCGTCTGAATGCCAAACCAAGGAAAGATTACGATCTGCGTAACCACCGCGACCAGCACCCCAATTAAAACATTCACGATGCTTTCAAAAAGGCTCTGTTTACGAGTCTGCGGCATTGGTTATTTCGTCATATGGCTTGCCAGTCTCCTCGTGGATCGCTTTTTTGCCGGTGTATTCTTGCCAGCGTTTTATGATGACATCGCAGTATTTTGGGTCAAGCTCCATAAGGAAAGCCTCTTTGTTTATGTTCTCACACGCAATCAGGGTTGAACCAGAGCCTCCGAATAAATCCAGCACCCGCCCGACTCTGTGGTTCCCCACAGCCCTCTTGCATAAGGCGACTGGTTTCTGTGTCGGGTGGTGGCTGTTTTTGTTATCGCGGCTCACATCCCAAATTGTTGTTTCGTTTGTTGGCCCGCACCAATTAGGACTTTTCCCTCTCTTGAACGCGTAGATGCAAGGCTCATGTTTTGATTTATATTGCGCCCCTATTGCGCCAAACTGCGCAACATTCTTATTCCATACGATCCAATTGCGTACCTCATACCCAGCGGCCCGCACACCTGAGATAACATCATCGGCAAATCTGTCAGCAAACCAAAGATATAAAGGTGCGTCGGACGTGCTTGCGGCGTA